GTGTTGCAAAGATAGGTAATCCACTTAACTTTTTATATGAGTGGCCAGGTATGGTAGGACCAGAATTATTTTTATCTCAATGTGCTAATGGTGTAGGTGTTATCAATACAGCACCAGAGATAGATGGTGTTGTAAGACGAGTACCACTTCTTATGAAGATAGGTGAGAATGTTTATCCGAATATGGCAATCGAAACAATACGAGTTGCAGTAGGTGATCCTAGTTATCAAGTAAAAGCAGATAATACAGGTGTTGTAGCGATGAGAGTGCCAGCATATGATACAATTAATACAGACGCAAACGCAAGAATATGGTTAAGATGGAACAAAGAGTTTAACACAATATCTGCCGCAAGTCAAGACTTTTCTTCGGCTGCAGGAACTACTGTAATTATTGCCTTGACAGCAGAGGGATTATCGAGTATAGTAGCAACACCTACTGGTGAGAAGTATGACTATGTAATAAGTGCTAATTCACTACAAACAATATTAGATGGTGAAACGATTACAAGATATGATTCATTGATAGAATTATTGCTTGCATTTGCTGTAGGATGTGTTATAATATTATTAACGAGATATGCACCATACTGGTTAATTGGTCTGACACTCATAGGTGCAACAGTAGGCATAGGTAACTATTTCACTATTGCATTTGAAACACTAGTATTAATAGATGTTACATGGATCTTATTAATATTATGGGTTACTGGATTTCATGCTACATTCTTACGTTTCATATTAGAGTTTAGAGCAAAACAACAAATACGAAAACAGTTTGAGAAATATCTAGACCCAAGACAAGTGGCTATACTTGTAAAAGATCCTAGTAAATTAAAACTAGGTGGTGAAAGAAAAGAAATGAGTTTCTTATTCATGGACATTGTAGGGTTTACACCTATTTCAGAATACTATAAAAACAAAGATGATCCAGAAGGATTAGTTGATGTGATAAATGATTATTTAAATCGTATGAGTAAGATAGTATTAGACAATGGTGGTACAATAGACAAATATATGGGCGATTGTATTATGGCATTTTGGAATGCACCACTTGATTGTCCTAATCATGCAGAAATGGCAGTCAAAACTGCTATTGAATGTGCTGAAGAAACAGACAAGATAAAAGCAGAGTTTAAAGAAAAAGGATTACCTGATATAAACATAGGCTCAGGTGTCAATACTGGTACTTGTATCGTAGGTAATATGGGTAGTGAAATGAGACTAGATTATTCTGTTATAGGTGACGCAGTAAATCTAGCTGCAAGACTAGAAGCAACAACAAGAAACTATAAAGATGATAATGGCAAGGTAACACCTCTCTTATATTCATCATTTACGCAAGAAAAATTAGAGAATATAAAATCAGTAGAAGTAGATAAAATAAAAGTTAAGGGTAAGGAAGAGTTAATTACCATCTATAAACCTATATAAATAGTAGTATGGCAACTGTATTCGATAAAATACTAGACACTACAACAGGTCCTAAATCATATGACTGGTACAGAAAAAAAGTATCATCAATGACTTCACCTGGTGCAAGAGGTTTAATTAATCAAGGAAAAGCAACTGTGGCACCTAAATATGGTATGATGAATCTTTTTGGTTATGACCCTAAATTTAAAGAGACATTACCATACTATGATAGATTTCCTTTGATATTTCCTATAGACTTTGCAAAGGGTGGATTCTATGGTATCAATTTTCACTATTTACAACCAGGTGCTAGAGTAAACTTTCTAAGACAACTATCACAATATGCAAGTGATAATAATTATGATAAAAAAACAAGATACAATATCGGTGAGTTATCGGGCAGATATTACAAGAAAACAATTAAACATTATTTGTATAGTCAAGTTAGGTCATCATTTTTAAACATAACAGCAGATGAAATGGCAATTGCAATATTTTTACCAGTCGCAAGATTTAAGAAAGGAAAACCTTACTAATGGCTATTTTTAGAGCAGGTAAACGAATAGGTCCTTTTGACATAAGAGTAGGATTTCCTAGAGATAAAAGTCTTGATAATGTTGATAAAGACCCTAGAATTAAACAAAGAGCAAATACAGAAAATACTATTGGTCGTTTTAGAGCTGCAATGGCAAGAGCAGAGGGTTATGCTAGACCAGCAAGATTTGCTATCAAGTTATTTTTCCCATCAAGTTTAGCTGAATTAGCAGGACAAAAAACAAATGCAACAACAGCACCTGGTCAATCAGGTGGTGCACAGGCAGTTCATCCTGACGCTGCTACTATGCAAAATTTAGTGGTAATGATGGGACGACAATTAAATATTCATTGTGATACTATATCTATGCCAGGTAAAGATTTAGTTACACAAAAGAAATCATTTGGTAACGAACCAGAAGTTGATATGGTTGTTGGTCATCAATATTCAGGTATGATAAGTGCTTCTTTCTATGGAGACAAATATTTAAGAGAAAGACAAGTTATGGAGTTGTGGATGAAAATGGCTCATAATAATTTAACAAATGAAGCAAAATATTATGATGACTATACAGGTAAAATGCAAATTTATCAACTAGGTTCATTAGATGGAGAAGGTGATAGAGATGTTCCAACTTACGGTATTGAAGCAACAGAGGTTTTTCCTCAAACACTAAGTGCTGTAGAATATAATTATGGTTCATCAAATCAATTAGTAAAGATTAATGTAGGATTTGCATATAAACAATGGTACAATCTTACAACTGACCATGTTGCAGGAATGACTTATGGTAATTCTATGCAAACAATTCACGAACAAAGAAGTCCAGATACAGGATTATTCGGTAGATTACCTATCGAGTTACAAAGAGCAGGAAGAGAAGTATTTAATTCTGCTAAACGACAGGTTCCGATAGGAAAACTGTTTAAGGGGAAACTATTCCCACCATTTACATAATTTTATATAATAAAGGAGATTAAATAATGGCACTACCAAAACTGAACACTCCAACATATGAGTTGGAAGTACCGAGTACTGACGAGAAAATAAAATATCGTCCGTTCTTGGTCAAAGAAGAAAAGATATTGTTGATGGCAATGGAAAGCAAAGATAATGCTCAAATTATCAATGCAGTAAAAGATATTGTCTCATCATGCACATTTGAAAAACTAAATGTAGCTACCATGCCTATGTTTGACATGGAATATATCTTTTTAAATATAAGAGCAAAGTCAGTCGGCGAGGTTTCTAAAATAAAGATACTTTGTCCTGATGATAAAAAAACTTATGCTAGTGTTGAATTAGATTTAACAAAAGTAGAAGTACAGGTCGGAGATGACCACTCAAATAAAATTGAATTAACTGATGATATGGGAATCATTATGACATACCCAACTATTGATTCATTTTTAGAAAGTGGTATTGAAACGGTAAACGCTAGTAATATGTTAGATGTTGTTGGTAGCTGTGTATTACAGATATACGAAGAAAAAGGTGAAAAAGTTTATCATGCCAAAGACCAAACTAAAAAAGAGTTGACTGAATTTATTGAATCAATGAATAGTGGTCAATTCAAAAAATTACAGTCGTTTTTCGATACTATGCCTAAATTAACACATACAATTCAGGTAAAGAATCCTAAAACAAAAAAGACTAGTGATGTTAAGTTGACTGGACTAAACGATTTTTTCGCATAGCCCTTTCACACAATAACCTAGAGAATTATTTTGGAATTAATTTTTCTCTAATGCAACATCATAAATACTCTTTGACAGAGATTGAAAATATGATGCCGTGGGAAAGGGACATATATGTTGATATGTTAATTACATGGATAAAAGAAGAAAACGAAAAACAAAAACAAAGGGAAGCAAATAAAAATGGCTGAACAAACTAAAAAAGTAAATCTAGAGTTAGAGATAGACACATCTACTGTTGATTCTAGTAAGAATAGATATCAAGGTTTAATTGACCTTGCAAGAGCAGTTGACGCATGGAGAATATTTCCTAGATTATTCTTATCAGTCTATATCTTTCTGTTATACAAAGTAACAATATGGTTTATGAATTTACCAACACCGACCTTTGAACAGTCTGGTTTAGTATCAATCGTAGTTGGTGCTGGGGCAGCATGGTTTGGGTTATATGCAGGAACAAGCAAAGGCAAAAAGTAAATGTTTAATAACGCTTTAACAACAGGAACTATGAGTACAGAGGTGTTAGCATTACCTGATTATAGCGGTATGCAAACATTACCAGCTGAAATTCCTACAGCAGATATAGCACCTGAGCAAATGAGTCCTATGGATTCATTAAAGGCAATCTTTGAAGAAATGAGAGATAGTCTTAATACATTAGTAGATTTAGCACAAAATCAACAACCAACTGCTGCTGATATAAGAGATGAAGGTATTTCAGACGCAGATGTTACACCAGATCCTGGTTCAGATACAGATAGTCAAGGTAATTCGGGTTTCCCTGCTCTTGAAATGCCAGAAGTAGGACCTAAAATGGGTTTAGCACTTATGTTGTTAGGTCTATCGGCTTTATTTGCATATGGTGATGAAATAGCAAAAGCAATAGAACCTGTTTTAGAAATGGGTGCTAAAGTTGTAGAGAAACTAGGTGTTAAAGGAACATTATTTGCAGGATTAGGTTTACTTGCAGCTATCAAGTTTGGTGGACCACTATTAAAATTATTAGGTAAAGGTGCAGGAACTATAAAAGGTGCATTTGGATTATTAAAGACTGGTTTTACAACCAT